AATAAACGGCGCAAACCCTGAAAGCATGGGTTAGGTGTTCTATTGTCCAATACTGACTCAAAAGTCATTAAGCGCGAATAGCGCAAACAATGATCCAGATACAGCTGTCTCCAATCAGCGACACAGTGGTAAATAAACACAAACTGTCGCGTAAATACAACTTGACAATACACGTCACATTGTCGCTAAATAACAACATCAATCATTCCTAAATGCAAATGCGAACCATTCGCAAATGGGAATGTAATCAACTGGTTACATAATGTGCACATATGCCATTTCAAATCGGTAATCAACTGGCAGCAAAAGGCAAACCAATTGATGCGATGATTCGCTCAGTTTTAGCTCTCGATGATAGGGCTAGGTTGCGCAAGGCAATTGAGGCACAGCTAAACAAAGCAGCCGAAGGCAATCTTGACTCTCTCGACTGGCTAACATGCAGACTCGAAGGTAAAGCTCATCAAACTCAGTCTGTTGATGTAGTCAAGACTGAGATTAAGTCGTTTACAATCAACGAGTTAGCTGCGATCATCTCAGAACGTCATGAGAAACTCGTGAATGGGGTGGGGGAGGGTGCCGGGGTAGCAATTGAAGGGGCGGTAGGTACCGAAGGGGTGGGTATGTTGGAAAGCCCATCCACAAATAATGAATTAAATATTAGCCCCATCCAAAGCGCTCAGTTAGAAGCCGTCCAGAATGAACAAGGTTGAGGCTGCCAAGGAGTTGATGAGACGGTTACAGGCTAGGGATAGTCTGTTGGAATGGGTGAAGTATCTGGACATGGGGTTTGACTTTGCTGTTCACCATAGACGGGTGATAGCGGAGCTTGAGGCGGTTGAGCGTGGTGAGACTAAGAATCTCATGCTGATACTCCCGCCCGGTAGTGCGAAAAGCACTTATGCGTCTATTTTGTTTCCGAGCTGGTATTTGGGTCGGAATTCAAAGAATTCGATCATTGCTGCTTCACACACGCTTGAGTTGGCCGAGAGGTTTGGTCGGCGGGTGCGGAATATCGTTGGTGGGCAGGAATACAAGGCGGTATTTGACAGCGGGCTTTCTGAGGACAGTCAGGCGGCTGGACGTTGGGAGACGAAGGAGGGTGGGGAGTATTTCAGTGCCGGTGTCGGGGGTTCTATTACGGGCCGTCGTGCCGATCTTGGGATTATTGATGATCCGGTGAAGTCTCGTGAGGATGCGGATTCAGAGATTCGCCGTGAGAACACATGGCAGTGGTATATAAATGACTTCCTTACCCGCTTGAAGCCGAATTCACGCCGTATTTTGATTATGACCCGCTGGCATGAGGACGATTTGGCGGGGAGGATTCTGTTGCATGAACCCGGTGAGTGGAAGGTGGTTCATATCAAGATGGAGGCGGGGGATAACGATCCGCTTGGACGCCCGGAGGGGGCTTTGCTTTGGCCGGAGTGGTTCACGCAGGAAATGGTGGATTTGGCAAAGAGGGATACCCGATCTTGGTCTGCGTTGTATCAGGGCGAACCCCGTCCTTTGGGTGGGGGGGAGTTTAGAAGGGAGTGGGTCAATTACTATGACGGCTCTCCCGAAACGGTGAAAGACGGTACAAATCGCTATCTTCTTGTCGATGCTGCCAATGAAAAGCGGAAAACTTCCGATTACACCGCCATGTGGGTGGTGGGTTTGGGGCAGGATGACAATATCTATGTTTTGGACATTGTTCGTGACCGGCTAAACCTTACCGAACGCTGTTCTGAGGTGATGCGGCTTCACCGAAAATGGAAGCCACGAGATGTGCGGTACGAGAAATACGGCATGATGGCCGATATAGACCACATCAAGTTCATTCAGGGGCAGCAAAACTACCGATTTTCCATTTCCGAGGTAGGCGGGCAGACGGCTAAAAACGACCGGATTCGCCGTTTAGTCCCGTATTTCGAGGAAGGTCGGGTGTGGTTTCCGAAGTCTCTCCACCGTACCCTGCATGACGGTATTACGAGGGAGCTTGTGAACGAATTTATCGAGCAGGAACTACTCGCTTTTCCGGTTGGCCGTCACGATGACATGCTTGACGCTCTTGCTCGCTTGGTTGAACCCGATTTGCCCCTGACTTGGCCTAAGATTGACGTTCCACAGCGAAATGAACGATACTCGCGCCGAGAAACGAAAGGCTCAGTATGGACGGCGTAACCTATAAAGACCCGCTTGTAGAGGAAATCTACAAAAAACGGCGCAAATCCGACGCTTTTCTTTCAGATTGGCGCACAAAAGCCGAAGTTTGGTTCGATATGGTCGCCAACAAGCAGTGGACTGGCGAAGAAGAGTCGGATTTGAAGTCAAAAAACCGCATTCCAGTCCAATTCAACCGTGTTGGCGCTGTAATCAACGCAATTTGCGGGTCGGAAGTCTCAAACCGCATGGGGGTGAAGTATCTACCCCGTACCATCGGTGATGTGAACACCAATGACATCCTGAATGCCGCTGCTAATTGGGCGCGCGATGAAACGGATGCCGAGGACGAGGATTCTGACGCTTTTCGTGACCTTGCCATCTGCGGGTATGGGTGGACGGAAACCCTCATGGACTATGAGGAAAATCCGGACGGGAAAGTGGTTATCCGCAGGCGCAATCCGCTTCCTATGCGCTACGATCCGTCCGCTAGACGCCGTAACCTTGCCGATGCAACTTGGATTCAGGCGGAGGACGAGCTTACCAAAGAGCAAATAGAAGCCCGATGGGGGGCGGACAAGGTTGGGGAAATGAATCTCAACATGGAGATTCCACAAGACGTTCAAAGTCCGCACAACGCCTCAGAAGCGTTCCTCTACAAAAACGACCAGAGTGGCCGTGAAGCAAAAGAGGGAATGTTCAAGGTCATTCACCATTGCTGGTACGAAACCAAGAAGATGTATAAGGCGCTCGATCCAATGACTCAAAAGTTGGTCGAAATCGAGCCTGAGAAATACAACAAGATCAAAGAGCTTCCAGAATTTGCCAATGTAAAGGCCGTGAAGTTCGACAAGCGCGTTTACAAACACGCTTTTGTTTCATGCGGAACACTTCTTGAATCAGGCGACGCTCCTTGCCAGTGCGGTTTTCCTTATGAAGCGATGACGGGGTACAGGCATCAGACTGCCGGCTGGTTCTACGGCATTGCGTGGCCCATGCAAGACCCGCAGAAGTTCGCAAACAAGTTCCTTTCGCAGCTGATGCACATCTTTAGCAGCAACGCCAAGGGCGGTTTGATGGCGGAAAAAGGCGCTATTGATGATCCTCGCAAGTTCGAGGCCAATTGGTCGAAAGCCGACTCCGTTTCTTACGTCGCAGACGGTGCCATTGCCCAAAACCGCATCAAGGACAAGCCGCTACCACCTTACCCAACACAGGCAGAACACCTTCTGAATTTCTGCGTTGAATCCCTTCCCATGACTTCCGGCGTGAACGTCGAAATGCTTGGTTTGGCCGATAGACAGCAAGCCGGTGTTTTGGAGGCACAAAGAACCAAGGCCGCACTTACTATTCTGGCTACGCTGTTTGATGCCTTGCGCCTGTATCGCAAGCGCCAAGGCCGTACTTTGGCCTATTTCATCCTCGAATACCTGTCTGACGGTCGCCTGATCCGTATCACAGGAAACGCTGGGGATATGCAATACATCCCGTTTATGAAGCAGCGCGACTTCATGGAATACGATGTGATCGTGGATGAGGCCGTAAACAGCCGTGACGTGAAGGAAAGAACGTGGATGATTATGACCCAACTTCTTCCAATGGCGAAGGACATGGGCGTACCAATCCCACCGGCTATTCTCGACTACTCTCCGCTCCCGCAGGGTCTTATCGAGGATTGGAAAAAGGAAATCGAGACTGCCAAACAGAATCCGCCACCGAACCCGATGGAAGTGCAGCACAAGTTCAACATGGAGGAAATTCAGGCCAAGGGTCAGGTTGAGGTGCAGGTAAAACAGGCTGAGTTGCAGCTTGAAGGGCAAAAAGCACAACAATCCGGCTCAGAAGCGCAGATCAAAGCCCAAGTTGACCTGCAAATTGCCGATATTGAAGCCCAAAAAGACGTTCAAGTGGCCCAATACAAAGCCGACAAGGAAGCGGAAACCGCTTTGATGGTCGCAAGGATCAAAGCCGAAGCCGATATGCAGGTCAAGATGCAACAGGCCGCATTTCAAGCCCAGCAAGCGGAAAGACAAGACCAATTGGCGGCTCAACAAGCCCAAAAGGATGATGAAAAAGCTCAATCCGACAAGGAAAACGCCGGGAAACCAGCAAAACTCGAAATTGAAGGGCTTCCAGAGTTGATCGGCGCGCTTTCCAAGCCAAAAACCCGCAAGGCCAAAAAAGGCCCGGACGGTACAATCACCATGACTGAGGAATAGGAGATTCACATGGCAATTTATTCACTTGCACTACGCACCACGGTAACAACCATCGGAGCAGCGTCTCATGCTTTCCTTGCCCCGGCCACGAACGAACCGGCTTTGATGGAATGGGGCTACTTCAATGGTGCCGCCACTGCCTGCGTTGTAGGTCTTGGCCGAAGCGCGAATACACCAACCCTGACCGGCGGTGTTGCGTTCCAGGCGGAAGATGAGGGCCGCCCGACCGGGCAGACGCAGGGGGCGGTAGCCTTCGGTACTGCACCGACAGTCCCGGCGCAATTCTTCCGCCGATTCTCTCTGGCCGCGCTGGTTGGAGCCGCAGTGGTGTACACGTTCCCGCGTGGCATTGTTCTTCCGGCTGCTGGTCAGGCTATCGTGGCGTGGAACATCACGGCCAATAGCGCGGTTGTCGATATTCATGCCGTGGTGGACGAGTGATGAAACCGGCAACCATTGACGACCTGCACGGCGATACCGTCGTCGCCAAGATCACGATCAGCATGGCCCGCAGCGGCATGATGAAGGTCGAGGGCTCGATCACCGACTACGAGTTTGCCCTGCACATGCTAGACACAGCCCGCGATGTGGTGAACAACTACCACGGGCGAGCAACCAAGGACTCGATCATCGTCCCAGCCTACGACACATCATTGGTGGGAACCGATTCAGAGAAGAAACTCCTGAAGGCGCGGGACGAACTGGCGAATGCGATGTAATGGGCGCACAGTTGAAATACGGAACCGCAGGGGCGACGGGTGGCGGGTGGAGCGCACAGCCGGGAACCTTGCAGCCAGCGCTCGACGAGCGCTGGTCTGAACCACGCTGGCAGTGGCAGGCCCGCGCACCGAAGTCTTGGAAGGACAAGAATTGGTGGCACTCGCTATGGTCATTCGGGTGTAGAGTCGGCTACGGCGCGCCATCTGGTAGCGACGGCGCATCTCCCGTGGGCGCTGGGGACATGAGCAGCCCTGACCTATACGAGCCATTCTCATGTGACGGAGAGGGAACGCAGACCCTCAAGTTCTTGAAGGGCGTTGCTGTTGATACGTCTGACGCCCCACTTCAAGGGGTGAACCTTCAGGCGTTCCGCACGTCCGATGACGCTTTTGCGGGGCACGAGGTACAGTCCCGCTCGGATGGGAGCTATGATCTTCCGACAAACTTTCCGGGGGTAAATCACTACATCGTTGCCTATCTGTCAGGGTCACCAGACCGTGCCGGCACAACGGTGAATACCTTGGTTCCAGCCAACATTGACGGCACCTAATGCCCTACATCAACTACCCAAACTTTTCAAAGGTCATCTTGAGGACGCTGCACGCCACGCCGTCCACGGTAGTCCTGCGCCCAAGCCCAAGCCCGCACCACTCTCACCACAGGTTCCCTGACTTTGACGACGTGCGAAGCGGAACGGTGTACGGGCCGGGGCAGTTCGAGCAACAAGAGTATCTGACCGGGACAATGGTGGCCGGTGGCGGGTCGGCGGCGTATCGGGCGGTAGGCTCCGCTGTTGTTCGCAGGCTGACAAAATGACACCCGTAAGCCTTGGGGACTCGGTTTTCCTCCACTTTGGAACCACTTCGACTACGACCGGGGCGGCGACGAATGCCGATTCAACGCCTACCGTCAACGTGGCCGAGGACGGCGTGGCGCTTGGGTACGCCCCAACGGTCACGAATATTACGACCGGCCTCTACATGGTGCAAATTGACTGCACCGCTGGAAACGGGTTTGAGGCCGGACGCCGGTACTCAGTCTATGTTGCCGCAACGGTCGGAACGATTGCCGGGCGTGATGGCATTGGCGAATTCGAGGTACTCGCAACTGACCTGAATACCGGCGTTGCAAGCGTGGTCGGGGCCGTTGGAAGCGTGACCGGCTCTGTTGGTTCCGTTGTCGGATTGACCGCAGCCAATCTTGACGTTGCCGTATCGACCAGACTTGCCGCCGCAAGCTACACGGCACCGCTCGATGCCGCCGCAACAAGGGCTGCACTCGGCTTAGCCGCCGCGAACTTGGATACACAACTTGGCGCGCTTCCTACCGCAGCGGAAAACGCTACTGCTGTGCTGGACGAAATTATCGAAGCCGCCCTAAGCCTTCGGCAAGCCATGCGCTTGTGCATCGCAGCAATGGGCGGCAAAGCCTCCGGCCTTGAAACCACTACAGCCGTGTACCGCGATAGCGCGGATACCAAGGATCGCATCACCGCCACCGTGGACGCAAACGGCAACCGCACCGCAGTTACTTTGGACTTGACGTGACGTGTTTGGACACAGATTCTTTGGTGCAAGGTACTTTGGGCCTCGATACTGGGGGCAGGTCGTATCTGCGCCAGATGAAACAACTGTACGGTCGCGCCGCCGCAAAAAACCACTTTACAACGTCGCAATGGACGGCCAGCAGGTTGGTATTGAGTCTGCTAAAGAGCTTCTTGAAGTTGCTAGGCTTTCCAATTCAATCCCAAAGGTCGAATTACTTCCATTCGTTGACTACGGGAGCAAGATTGAGTCTCTAAAGCGAGCAATCGCAACGCTTGAGGCCGAGCGTAACCGGCTTATAGAGCAAGAGGATGAAGAAATCATTCTTCTGATGCTTCACTGAACGTGCCAGCCGCACGAACCTAAGAGGGAACCATGACTGACATCCAAGCAGAAGTCCAAGTTACAAACGAAAACGTCGATCAGCTTTTGGAGCAGCAAAAAACACCAGAGCAAAAGACGGAAGAAGTTGTTCAGGAAGAAAAGAAACACGATGGGCCAGAGCCAAAGGTTCCGCTTGGGGCTTTGCATGAGGAGCGGATGCGCCGAAAAGCGGTTGAAGCCCAAATGCAGGAACTTCGTCGCCAAAACGAAGAAAACCAGAAGTGGCGTCAAGAGAACGAGAAAATTCTGGCAGAAAGAATTGCTGCACTGCAACCAAAACAGGCGATTGATCCGGCAGAAAACCCGGTTGGATACCTTGCAACCCAGCAATACGAAACACAAAAAATGCTTGCAGAAATGCAAGAGGCACAGCGTAAGCAGGAATCAATGCAGCAGCAGAATGCTGCTATGCAACAATTTGCAAGCCATGTTCAGCGAGACGAAGAAGTTTTCACCTCAAAAACGCCCGATTACTCGGATGCTGCCAAGTTTGCCCGCGAGTTCAAGACCAAGGAATACATGACTTTTGGGTTCACTCAAGAGCAGGCAGAGGCCCAAGTGAACAACGATGCATTCGCAATTGCACAAAGGGCTTTACAATTGGGCGAAAGTCCGGCAAACTTGTTCTACAATTACGCCAAGACTGTTGGTTATAAGCCACAGGCGAACGGCGAACAGAAGTTGAGCATGATGGAGGCTGGCCAAAAAGCCAGTAAGCCTTCAGGTGGCAGCGGTAAGTCACCAACATTGACGCTTGAAACGCTTGCGTCTATGTCTAGCGAGGATTTTGCTCGTGCGACATCGGATGAAGCGGCATTCAGGAAGTTGATGGGCGGTTAACCCACGAAAGGGTTTCCGTGTCCGCCTCACGAATAGGCGTTGAATCGCGCAAGCAGCGTATAGCTTGAACTTTTCAACTAATTTCGTGAGGAAATCATGGCAACTACGCTATATGATACCAACAACGCCCTAGCCGTAAAGGTATGGGCAAAGAAGCTGTTTCAGGAGTCTCTCAAAGAGGCTTATTGCTCTCGCTTCATGGGCACCGACGCTCGTTCGGTAATTCAAGTCCGTGAAGAACTGAGCAAATCCGCTGGCGACCGTATCACGGTTGGCCTGCGCGTCCAAATGTCCGGTGACGGCGTTCAGGGCGACGGCACGTTGGAAGGCAACGAAGAGGCGCTCGTTACCTATACCGACAACGTGTTTATCAACCAGTTGCGTCACGCAGCCCGTTCCGGTGGCAAGATGTCGGAACAGCGCGTGGCATTCAATGTTCGCTCGGAAATCAAAAGCGGCCTGAAAGACTGGTGGACGAACCGCCTCGATACCGCGTTCTTCAACCAAATCTGCGGTTACACAGCGCAAGCCGATACCCGCTACACCGGAAACCAAGCTGCGTTGGCCCCAAGCACCAACAACGTCATTCGCCAAGCGGCGGCAGCATCCGACCAAGCGCTTACATCAACCGACATCTTTACACTGCCACTGATTGACAAAGCGGTTGAGAAGGCTTCAACAAACAGCCCGATGATCCGTCCAATCATCTTGAATGGCGAGGAAAAGTATGTGATGTTCCTGCATGACTACCAAGTGACCGATCTTCGTATCAGCACTTCGAGCGGTCAATGGCTGGACATCCAAAAAGCTGCCATGGCCGGTGCGCAATCCTCGAAGTCGCCAATCTTTACCGGCGCTTTGGGCGAATACAACGGCGTTGTGCTTCACAAGGCAAACCGCGTAACCAACGGTGTCAACGGCGCTACTGGTGCCGCGATTACCACGGTGAAACGTGCTGTTTTGTGCGGTGCGCAAGCTGCATTGTTTGCTTACGGTGGTGAAAACGGCCAAGAAATGTCGTGGGTTGAAGAACTTTTCGACTACGAAAACCAATTGGGCGTTTCGTCCGGCATGACGTTTGGCTTGAAGAAAGCCCAATTCAACTCCCAAGACTTCGGTTCGGTTGTAGTTTCGACCTACGCCGCAGCCCATAACTAATAGGAGCTAATCATGCCTGCAACCACCCCGCGTACCTTCCATACGCAACAAGTTCACTATCTGCGTAAGACGGTGAACTACAACGACACCAACATTGCTACGGGCGTCATTATGGGCACGCTTCCGGCTGGATCACAAATCCTGCCGTTTGCATCGACCATTACGATTCGCACCGCGTTCAATGCTGGTACTACCAACAACCTTTTGTTGGGTAGCGCAGCAGGTGGCAACCAGTATTGCGCCACTGCTGACTCCGCAGCCGGTTCGACGGGTTCCAAGACCTTGGCCTTGGCAACCATCACGACCAACAGCTATATCTCTGCCGATACCGATGTGTATGTAACCTATACCCAAACGGGCGGCGCGGCTACTGCTGGTGTTGCAACCATCACCTTGGCCTTCACGGTCAACAACGACGGCTGATAAGGATAGGGGGCTTCGGCCCCCTTCCTCAAAGGAGAAATCATGGCTACTGGAACATCCGACCTCACCCAAGACCAGAACTTCAAGGTCGAAGGTCTTACCATCAAAAGCTCTACCGCAACCGCTACGGCTGGCGCTGCAACGCTCAACGCCTATGCAGGCAAAGTCACTTCCGAGGCCATCACAACGGCACAGAACGCGACCTATACCCTGACCGTAACCGATTCATTCATTGCCGCAACCGACCTTTGTTTTGGTTCGATTGCAAACGGCACCAATACCCAAGGAACCCCGATGATCGTCCGCATGACTCCAGCGGCAGGCTCATTGGTTATCTTGGTCAAGAACATGCACGATTCTGCCCAAGCGTTGAACGGCACTATCGTTGTGACGTATGTAGCACTTCGCGCATGACACCTTGCAGACGTAGGGCACTATGGGCCTTGAAGAATGACGACATTCGCGGAAATCAAGTCAAGGATAGCGTCGGAACTCCACCGGACAGACCTGACGACGGAAATCGAAAGGGCGGTAAAAAAAGCCGTCCAGTATTACACCTCCCAAAGAGCGTACTTTAACGAAAGTTCTGCTACGTTCAACACGGTGGCAAACCAGACCGAATACACAAACCCGGCAACAGGAATTGTGGAACTCGACTTGGTAACGATGAATGTCAACGGTAGGATTCAGGAGATTACGCCGAAGCCTTGGCAAGAACTTGCCGCGCAGGATCAAACTTCTTGGTCGGGAATTCCCTATTACTACGGGTGGCGGGCCGAGTCTATCAGACTCTATCCAAAGCCCAATGCGATTTACACGGTGACGCTTTATTTTGTCAAAGAGTTTGACGAGTTAAGCGGAGATAGCGACACAAACGCGTGGATTACCGATGGTGAGGACTTGATTGTGAACCGCGCAAAAATCATGCTATACGAGGGAAACATCAAAGCCACCCCAAATACCGTGATGATGGAGCGCAGCCAAGAGCGTGAAAACCTCGAAAGAATCATCCGCCGCACAAACCAAATTTCCGGAACCGGAACCCTACAGAGCGATATGTAATGGGCATCGAAACCTTCACCGGAATTTACAGCTTCAACCAAGCGTGGCCCATCAACGCATCGGACATCGTTGCGGAAGGTGCCGGACATTTGCGCGGAATCAAAGCGGCCATTCTGAACACGTTTCCGAACATCACGGCGCAGGTCACGGCAACACACACAGACATCAACAGTATTCCCAACTTGGCACCGAAGGCGTCCCCCGCTTTGACGGGAACCCCTACCGGGCCGACTGCGACGAGCGGTGATAACACGACCCAACTTGCAACGACTGCTTTCGTCACTGCTGCAATTGCTGCGGCGGGTGGTGGCCTTTCTGTCCGAATGCTGGACAAGGGCAGACTCAACTTCTACGGCGGATAAGATGGCTTGGTCAATCCTCTACAACAACGCAAACGTATCAAGCCAAACGCTTGCCTATACTGTCCCAGTTGGGTCGGAAGGTCGGCTGTCTGCCAGCTTCGCAAACCGCTCTACCAGTGCAACTGCGACCGCAACGCTTTGGGTTGTTCCAAATGGAGAAACCGTTGGAAATCAGCACCTAAAAGAGCCGGGAACAAATCTTGGCTTATCTGGAACCCCACAAGCCAGCCTTGAGCGATTCTTCGTTGCCCCAGCGGGCGCAATGGTCTATGTTCAGGCCAGTAACAGTAACGTAAGCTGTCAGGTGCAGGGCGATATTGTTCAGCCATCCGCCACCAGCGCAGATGAAGTTGAAGGAACAAGTTCAATCGTATATGGATCAGGGTGGGGAAATGATTCATCCACTATAAAGCTCCGATCAATTGGTTCTCTAGTTGTTTTGCAAGGAGTTGTTTTGTGTGACAACCCAACAACCTCAACTCTTTTGACGCTTCCATCGGCATTTAGGCCATCTAAGGCTTTGTATGGTGTTGCTGTAGGAAAAATGCTCGACACAAGCAAAACATTTGCAATCAATGAAATTGGGCAATGGTCGGCAGGAGCAAACGTCTTAATTTCTACCGCTGGAGTTGTTACTCTCAATGAGGCTTTGAATGGAACGGCAAGGTATAGAATTAACTTCAACCTGAGCTTTTGGACATGACTTGGGTAATCAAAATGTCCGATGCGGACATATCCTCACAAACGCTTGCCTACACCGTAGGCGGAACGTCAGAAACTCTCGTTCTTGCGGAGTTCTGCAATCGCTCTACAAGCGCGACTGCAACCATTCAACTGTGGGTTGTCCCATCCGCTGAGTCGGTCGGCAACGAGCATTTGAAAGAATCCGGAACCCAGCTTGGCACTGCCGGACTCGCTTCGGCAGTCCTGATGCGAAAGTTTCCTGCACCGGCTGGCGCAAAAATCTACGTTCAAGCATCCAATGCAAACGTGTCCTGTCAGGTATCTGGCGACGAAACGGCGGTAACATGACCGAGAGAATCTTTCAAAGACCGACTTACTACGAGCAGGTTTACACCACAGGCTCAGGTAACTTCACGGCCCAAAAGACCGGCTGGCACGATGTATTCGTCCAAGGCGGTGGCGGCGGTGGGGCGCGCGGTAACAACGGTGGAACCACTGGCGGTTCTGGCGGGACTGGCGGAGCATTTCGTTATTCACAGCTTTATCTAGTTGCTGGAACTACCTACCCTTATTCAATAGGCGCAGGCGGTAACGGCGCTACTGCAAACAACACGGCTGGTTCCGCTGGAACTGATTCCTACTTTGCCGTAATTAAGGCAGAAGGCGGTGTTGGTGGCGCTGCTGCTGGAACCGCAGTAAACGGCCCCCGTGCTATTGCTAACCAAACCAATGGTGGCGGTCAGGTTGACGGCGGATACGGTGGCGCTGGCGGTGCCGCTGGTGCTGGCTCTGTGGGCGGCATGGCGGGTCAGTATGACTCGACGCAAACAGCGGACGCAAACCCAACTCAAACGCCTGCTGCCGGTGGTGGTGGTGGAGGCGGAGGCGGTGGTGGATCAAGCCCATCCGGATTTGGCGGAAATGGTGGTGCTGGTAGCGGTACGACCGCAAGCGCCGGATCGAACGCAACTGGTTTTGGCGGTGGTGGTGGTGGTGGTGGTTTTGGCCCCACGGCAACGGGTAATGGTGGAAACGGAAGCGGCGGTTATGTCATGCTTCGGTGGACAGATTGAAA